TGAGGCATCGACCGGCGCGAACATCTCAACAAACATCCCGCGCAACTGATGAGCGACGAGGGCAAGCTCCGCGAGGAGATGGACCGCGGCAGCAAGGCCGCGGAACTGCTCCGCAACCCCATTTTTACTGAGGCGATTGACACGCTGAGATCGCGCTACGCGACCCAGTGGGCAGACACCCAAATCAATCAGAGTGACGAGCGCGAGCGCCTCTACGTCGCAATCAACGTGCTGGAAGATATCTACGATCACATCGTGGGAACGATGCAGACCGGCGAGATGGCCGGCCACGAAATTGACGAGGCCGCCAGAGGCAAGCCCGTCCACTAATCACGCCAATTGGCGCGATGACCAAGCCGCAAGGCAGTCTCACTCCACTAGGATAAAAATTATGACTGAAGCAACCCAGACCGATGGGACTTCACTGCTATCCACCGCATCTGCGGTGGATCTACTCTTGCAAGCCGAGGCTCCTGAAGAGGACACGCCAGAGGTAAGCGAAGAGCCGCCGGTCGAAGAGCCGGAATACGCCGAAGCCGATGAGGTAGAGGTCGAAGCGGAAGCCGATGAGTTTGAGTACGAAGAAGTCGAAGACGACGAACCCGAGTACGACGACGAAGCGGACGAAGCACCCGTAGTCGAAGAGCAGCGTTATCGCGTCAAAGCTGGCGACGATGAGGTTGAGGTTACGCTGGACGAATTAAAAAATTCGTACATGCGCAACGCAGACTACACACGGAAGACCCAGCAGGTCGCGGAGCAGCGCAAGGCTGCGGAAGCGGAACTGGCAGCCGTGCAAGGCGAGCGGCAACGCTACGCCGACCAGCTTGCTGTAGTTGAGCAGGCGCTCAGTCAGCAGGAGCCGACGCAGGAATACTGGAACGAACTTTACGAAGCAGATCCTCTTGAATACACGCGACAGCGTGATCTCGCTCGCGACCGAAAGGAAGCAATGCTCCAAATCCAGGCGGAGCAACAGCGAGTTCAGCAGGAACAGGCCGCACACTTGCAAGCGCAGGCGCAGCAGCGTCTCGCACAAGAGCGCGACCGAATGCACGAACTTATTCCTGAGTGGTTAGATGAAGAGGTCGCAGCCAAAGAAAAGGCTGCGGTCGTCACTTATGCGCAGAGGCAAGGATACAGCGACGTCGAACTCGCGCAGGTATCCGACGCACGCGCGGTTTCGATGATCAGAAAGGCGTACTTGTACGACGAGTTGATGAAGATGAAACCCGCGGCGCAGAAAAAAGCATCCCAGGCTCCAAAGATGACCAAGAGCGGTCAGCCCACCAACAGTAAGCAGACAACCCAACGGCGAAAGCAAAAGGCTCTCGCTAACATATCGCAGCAGAAGGGCAGGAACGCGATGGACGCTGCGGTCGCATATCTCTTGGAAAAATAGGAGCCAATCATGGCAACATACACTACCTCGACCGCCGTGGGCGCACGGGAGGATCTGAGCAACATTATTTCTCGGATCGACCCGGACGAGACCCCACTGGTAAGCAATGCCAAAGTCGAAACGACGAAAGGCATTTTCCACGAATGGCAGGTGTCAGAACTTGCCGCCGCAGTCGATACGAACTCGGCGTCGGAAGGAGCGGACTTCAGCTATACGAATCCCAATCCGACGATCAGGCTGGGCAACTATCATCAGATCGCTGTGCAGGCTGCGTCTGTTTCGAACACCTTGGATGTCGTTGACAAAGCTGGTCGCGACAAAGAGACGGCCTACGTCAAGGTGACCAAGGCGATCGAACAGCGCCGTGACATCAATAAGTCGATGTACAAG